TAAATGTGCTGAGACCTTGTGATCTAAGCGAGCATAACATAACGACCGCACTTTGTCAACTCCCAGGGTCACAAAATCCCCACAATCCCCGCACAAAAATACACAGAACCCTCATAAATATCCCAAGACTACTTGACAACAATTCCCGACCATCTTACAATACTTACAGTAACACACACGGAGAGACTTATGTCAGTTGCTTATCACCAGGCACAGAAGCAGCGTTATAGGGTCACTCTAGAGCTTACAGTACTTGATGACTTTGACCCACACCAGATTGACTGGAAGGAGTTATTTAAGCTTGAAGGTTCTGAACAGTGTGAAGCATATGTAGAGGACTTAAGTAGACCTGACCGTTGGTGAGTTACTATTACTGGGCCCTGTAAAGTGTCATAGTAGTATAAGAACGATCTCACTAAATGACCACCACTTTCCAAACCGATCTCACCGACACCACTTATAACGGGTGGACGAATTACGAGACCTGGAATGTTGCTCTGTGGATCAACAATGAAGAGGGTTTGTATGAATTTGCACGTGAGTGTGGTGATTATCAAACCTTTGTAAATTATCTCTATGAGTATTATGGTGTGAAGGAAACAAAGGACGGAGTTAAGTTCAACGATCCGAAAGTTAACGTGATTGAGATTAACTCTGACGTGTTCGATTTCTAGTCTTAAGTAACACTCACTCCTGCCGTATGAGTATAAACTAGGCACACACAGTTCACTACACTTTTCTTTCGTTATTATGTCCAAGTCCGTGATGCTTTCCCTTCTGGGTCGTGCTAATACTGGCGACGAACTTCTGCAGATTCTTGATACTCTCACCACTGATGAAGGTATCAACGAACCGACTGCAGATCCGATCGAGTTCTGATAACATAGTGGGGGCTCAGTGGTTGACACTTTGCCCCCTTATGTGTTAGACTCAGAGTAACACCGTGATCGCAGTGTTTTGCGGTTGGGGGTTATATCGTCGTGGCGGCGTGATAAAAACCCCTAACTACCCTAACCTACAGAGGTGACAAAACGCGCTCTCAATATCAATCTCAAAAAATTTTTCCGGAAGTATTATGAGTTCTCTAAACCCCCTTCGAGATCGACGGAGACGCCCATATTGGAATTTCTGGAAGGTAGTATTAGCGGGCTGGATGATAAGATATCCGCGCCCGTTTTTTATTGCACTAGGATTTTGTGTAGTGCTGATATATAATGCAGTATCAAAATAAGATTGAAAGAAAAAATTTCCGGAGATATTTTTATGACTGCAAGGGAAAAGGTATATCACATCTATGCAAAGGATCGGTGTTTATTTCATTCTGTGAAAGAGGATGAGTTTAGAATTACTTGGAATACATTGAAAGGGATGGTTGGACTTATGCAAACTGATTATACAGTTGATGATTTGACATATGAGGAGTTAACAGTGAACAAGGAGGCACAGAACAACTCATCATATTGACAAGGACTATATACACTGATAGAATTGAACTTGAAGGTTATTCAATCTTATGGCTAAAGGATTTACAGTAAAGACAGTACCCCCACAGAAGAGCTCAGAACCTACCTGGGATATCGATGCAATTAAAGAAAGGATGCGTGGAAAGTCCATTGTATTCTGTTTACCTGGTAGAGGATGTTCTTATATTTTTCTGAAGAACTTTGTACAACTGTGCTTTGATATGGTACAGAATGGTATGAGTATTCAGATTAGTCAAGATTATTCTTCAATGGTTAACTTTGCACGTTGTAAGGTACTTGGAGCAAATGTTCTAAGGGGACCGAAGCAAGTACCTTGGGATGGTAGACTAGAGTATGATTATCAATTGTGGATTGATAATGACATTGTATTTGATACCAATAAGTTTTGGCAATTGTGCGATCTTGCGATTAGCGAAGATGGCACAGAACGTGAAATTACTGCTGGTTGGTATGCAACGGAAGATGGAAGTACTACATCAGTTGCACATTGGCTTGAGGAGGATGATTTCCGTAAGAATGGTGGAGTGATGAATCACGAAACTGTTGAAACGATGTCAAAACGGAAGAAGCCATTCACGGTTGATTACACTGGTTTCGGATGGGTATTGATTAAGAAGGGAGTATTTGAGAATCTCGAATACCCTTGGTTTGCTCCGAAGATGCAAGTCTTTGAATCTGGCAGTGTGCAAGATATGTGTGGTGAGGATGTCTCATTCTGTCTTGATGCCAAGGAGCAAGGTTTTGAAATTTGGTGTGATCCTCGCATTCGCGTTGGGCACGAAAAGACTCGTATTATTTGATTTGGAGGTTTATTAAGATGGCTAAAGGTGGTGCTAATAAGACGGTGTTTGAACCCGGAGCTCCTAAGAAAACTCGTCAAGGGCGATCCCCTCGTACACTTCTTTCAGCGACTTCTCGCAATGGACGTAAAAAGAAGTATAGAGGTCAAGGTAAATAGATCAGTTACACTGGTTTTATGCCTTGCTTAATTACGAATTTACCTGCTGTTGAAGTATGGGTTCGTAAAGAATACTTAACAGACCATCAAAGTGGTCATGGTGAATATGTTAAGGGCGTTTGGGTGTCGTGTAAGTCGATACCTGGACGCGCTTTTTATTTTGAAACATATTTACCAGAATATGCAGCAATGTATGATAAGTTGCCGATTAGCGCGTTTTTATCTCGTCCAGAACTTCCTGATCCTGATATGGATCTTGCAAATTTACAATTTTGGAATTGTATGGACTATGGAGTTGTAAGTATTAATAAAAGATTTATTGGAAGTATGGATTTTGAGTGCTATACTCGTGATCATGGTATTCAGAAAGGTACATATGTTTGTACCATTGATAATTATCACCATGACCCAGACTATGTTGACTGGGCTACAAGTGAAAATCCTGCTGAACACAAGTCTCATAACCTAATTGAACTTAATAATGGACAGTATGCACTGTATCCAAACAACCGATTACGTATTTTTGATAATAGTTTGACGCCGATTGATCCAAAAATGCCTGATTTTAAGGTTTCAACTCAATATTATCAGGTTGAAAATGGTTTTGAGCGTCTTGGAATGGGTCGTGAGGACGAATATTTCTGGAAAACTTCTAAAGAACGGGATAGCAACCCCGTAAAAAGTTCTGATCTAACAAATCAGGAGTAAAAATGTCAAATTTACCAGTAGATCGTGATGCAAACTATATGAGAGAGATGTGGGGAACCACAAAATTAGTTACAGATTATGGTTCAATGCAACCAAATAGTGATTTTTTGGATAATTTAGCAAATCATCAGCATCAAAAGATGCTTCGTGAGATTGCAAATGATGATATGACACCTAAAAAACACGATTTTGTCCATCAAAAAGAAATTCATGAGAAAATTCGTAATGATGAAGACTATGATGACTGGGAATATGGTACTGAACCCATTCCTCTGACTGAATTTTAGTTCAAAATGACCCCTAAATAAGATAGAATTCTTATTTTTGTAATTTCTAATGCCGTTACAACGGGTCAGTCAAGCTTTTAAGGATATTAGTATGTCATTTCAGGTTAATCCCCTGAATGATGACTTAATTGCCTTGAATAATGCGAATGCGATTGCCCGTTCAATTAGAAATATTGTCTTTACGACACCTGGGGAGAAGTTTTTTGATCCAAATTTTGGATCTAACATCTCCCAATCACTTTTTGAGAACATTGACGACATATCAGCACTTGCAATACGCGATGAAATTGAAAATTCCATTCGAAATCATGAGCCAAGAGTCGAATTGATTGATGTTGTCATTGAACCTAACTATGAATTTAATGAATTTAATGCAACGATTTCTTATAGAATCATTGGAATTGACATTCCACCGCAACAATTAGAATTTCTCTTGCTGCCAACACGATAAATGCCACTTCAGAACTTTACTGGTCTTGATTTTGACCAGATTAAAACAACACTTCGAGATTATCTAAAGTCTAACTCCAATTTCACGGATTATGACTTTGAGGGGTCGAACCTGTCAACAATTCTGGACGTGTTGGCATACAACACTTACATCACTTCATATAATGCCAATATGGTATCAAATGAAGTGTTTTTGGACAGCGCAACACTG